TCAAATAACCAACTTAACCCATTCCTGACCTCGAGTATCGTTATAGCGATCGGTGGTTGCCTGGACTTTATGTCCTAGTAATGTTTTTGTATCGATACCCTGTGCACGGTACAGCCGTTCTGATAGAGAGCGTTGTTCATGAAATGTTGGCGAAGTTTTTCCTGCTGGTGGAATTATCCCAGCCAGATCCCGTGCTTTGGCAAAGTAGTCGCTCAGGTTGTCTTTACTCATCGGCTTCGGTTGTTTCTGGTGCCGACTATGGATTAGATATGGACTTAATATTCTGTCTCGGCACCCATCAATAACTTCTTTTAACGTTATCCCAATGGCATCACAGCGTAGTGTAAGCGGTAACGCCAGACGCATTCCGGTTTTTCCCTGGGTGATATGCAAGTGTTCGTTCCACACATCTGAAAAACGCATGTGGCAAATGTCATCACGGCGCTGACCAGTAACAATCGCAAGAAGCATTGCGTTACGGATAAAGTGTTTTTCAGGCGTTGCATTGTAAATTTTTTGCCAGTCTTCCATGGTGAGCCTGGCTCTGGTTACTTTAGGGATCGGTTTACGGGTAGCCTCCGGAGGATTCCATCCAGGAGGAACTTCCCCTGCATGCTGTGCTTCTTTATAAATATCAACCCATAATCCACGATTTACTCTCGCTGTGCTGACCATGTCTTTATCCAGCCACTCATCCAGTATTAATGCAAAGTCTCTTACTTCCAGTTCTTTCAATGGGTGGTTTCCCAGACGGGAAACCAGGTATGCAGCCATTCGAGTTTTTTCTTTGTGAGTTGTAGCTGCAATATCTCCATTTTTCAGTCGCGTGTCCTGTATTTTCAGATATCGATCAACCCATGCCTTTAATCTGATACCCCGACGTTTTGTTGCTGACGGACTTTCATCAATTTTGCGCATGAAATATTCAGCTTCTGCTGCAGCTATTCGCTGATTGGCTGTGGAAGCGATTTTTTCTGCCTTACCTTTGTCTGTTCCGAGTCCGTGAAATTTTCCAGTCACAGGATTTTTATACTGGTAGTAAACTCTGCCAGTTCTGCGATCAAACTTTTCGTAAAGACCGGCTACGTCAGTGCTGTTTTTTCGTGGCCTCGGTGACATGAGTTAAAATCTCCTTCAGTGCATCATCATCGCCAGTATGAATTTCCGGCGCAATTCCCGTTTCACCAGGCCCAACAAATACTGCTCGGCGATCTATCAGCCAACGCCCACGAATTTTTTGTGGCCTTGGAACGATGTATCCTAGTTTTCCGTATTTCACCAGGGTAGTGTTTGTTATTGGGAGACTGAACCGTTTTGGTTTCCACTCGTCGAGCGTTATCAGGTACTGTTCGCTCATGGCTATCACTCCGGAACGCGCCAGTTGCAGAATATCAACGACAACTGGCGACGGTTGAACATTAAAAATCAGCCTGACTCGGGATCAGTTTTTGCCAGATAACTGAAACGTATTTTGCCTGGTAACGGGCGTCATCAAGTGCATTATGGCGCTCACCTTCGAATGGAATAGCCGTTCTGGCATCGAAGTCTATGGCTTTCCCCAGCTCAACGATTGTGCGTACATCGCGATCGTTGTAGTAACGCCACGGGCAGGGGATCCCCTGCCGTTCGTATGAACGGCGCAAAATCGTGTTGTCGAAGTTGGCTCCATTTCCCCAGACCTGAACAAAAAATTCACCGGAGTTTTCGTCGATAAATTCCCGCAATTGTAACAGTGCATCATCTAACGGGATTTCATCGGTCATAATGGCAGATTGCGCTTCGCGTGATTGCTTAAGCCACCATTTAATGGTGTCCCGATCAATGACTCCGCCAGCAGTTTCCAGATCGATAGTCTTACTAAATTCCGGTCCCATATCTCCGGTTTGCGGATCGAAAAATATTGCACCTATTGAGATGATCGGGGCATCAGGATTTTTTCCCATGGTTTCAAGGTCGATCATTAGATGGTCACACGTCCTGCTGGTGGATGTGATTTCTTGATGACCGTTCACCTTAATTGAGTGATCTGCCGTCTCGCCAGTTTCATTATCGCTATCGTGATGCTGATTGCCGCCAGTGTTCTCCTTGTGTGGATGTTCAGCGCCTTCCATTTCCTCCGGATCATCTTCCTGAACTTCAACCTGATACTCTTCATCGAATGTTTCCTGGTATGTTGCGTCGCCCATCACCGCGCCACAATCAGGGCAGTTGCCGCCGCCGGTCTGACCGCAGGCGGTGCAGACTTTTTCCACTTCCTGTTGCGCCACTGGTTCAGGCTGTTTCGTTTCTGGCTCGTTTTGTAACGCATTTGGGCTGTTTTGTTCCGCTTTCTGGCCGTTCTGTTCCGTTTCTTGCTGGTTCTGATTCACTGAATCGCGGGTTTCAATCCCCTTCACCCATTTCGGATCATTCGGGTCGCTAATCCCTGCAACAAATTCACCACGTGATACAGCAAGCAACTTATTGGCGTCAGGCTGGCTGATATTGGCTGCCTGCATAATTTTGTTTACTTCGTCAGCGGTAACTTTTACCGGCTCTGGTTGTGCGATCGTGTCAGATGCACCAGTATTTTGTTGTGAACCAGAGTACGTGCCGTTTTTACGTGCGAAGTATTCCTCTTTTGTGATTTCCGTAGCTCCCAGGGCCAGTGCTTTTTCCAGACCAGAAAGTTTGTTTGCGCGACCGTATTTTTCGCCGTCCTTATCGGTGAAAAGGAAGTAGAACGGTCCCTCACGCTCTACAGATGGTTCGTCTTCCACTTCGCATTCGGTTTTTTCGTTGTCCGGCATTGCCGTTTCCACTGCATCAGTTTCTGGTACTGGCGACGAGAGAGTATCAGTTGCGCTCTGATTTCTTCCTTCATCTTCAAACACGCCCTTTGTAGTCAGGTATTCAGTAATGTATTTGTTCAGTGCCACAGGGTCTTTGTGAATGTCGATCGGACGTTCACGGACAAGGCCAAAAATAGTCTGGCGGTCGTAGCGAAGGGCATCAGGCTGTTTGCGCATTGATGCCGAGATACGCTTCCAGTCTTCGCGGTCGTTGTCGATAACTTCATTTTTTGCCCAGCGATGGATGCTGCCGTCAATGTTTCCGGCATCCACATCACCAGGCCAGAGAGCGTAGGCCAGTTCGTCATCCAGTGTTTTCCATGTCTGCTTGTATTCGCGATGAATGGCAGCAATGACCGGGCTGATTTTTCCTGTTGAATTTTCACTGTGCTGTTGATTGGTTCTGGCGCGGGCGAGATCAACAACAGACGTGTATTTTCCGGTTTCCTTGCGTTCACCTTCGCGACGTTTTTTCCAGATGCGCATCTCTGCCTGAATTTCGGGCCATTTGGCACCAGGCTTACATTTATGCTTAACCCACCCGATGGCATGCAGCTTAAGCTCCGGATACATGGCGTTAACTTCTGGCATTTTCATCAACGCTTCAACGATATGTCCGTCGAATGTTGCCATGTCTTCCTGCAACAATTCCTGTGCGCTAATAACCATATCAACGGTGATGTTTTCACATGTGTCGAACTTAACCATGACAGCGTTCTGTACTTCAGGGGCCAACTTGTCAAAAGTGACGTTCATCGGATCTGATTCAGTCTCAACCGGGACAAAGGAAGCAGACTCCTCATCCCAGCGGTTTTCCTGCATATATTCAGCATCCCAGGAATCGAGGGCAGGGCGGGGTATGCCGGGTTTATCCTCACAGACAATAAATTTATAAGCGCAGTCCTGAGCAGCCGGATAATGTTCCAGGAATTGCCAGTGAAATTTTGCGCGGGCGCGACGTTCATCACCGGCTTCAATGGCAGTGGCTACAGCGACTGCACCTTCTTCCTTTATTGCCTGTTCGTCCGGAATGGCGGCGCAAATAAAGACTTTACTCATTTTGTTTTACCTCATTACAGATTTAAGGGTGAACAAATCCCTGCCATTGCTGGCATATAAGAATGAAACCGGATATTTATTACGGAACTGTTTTAAAGACCTGCCGGGATTTCGTTATTATCCTGGTGAATAACTTTATCGACCGGGTAACAGTTACCGGGAATTTTCTGTTCGGTTGCTGCAGTCACACACTCCTGCATTGTCCTGTGAACACTGACTGCAATATCAACTGGCTCTCCGGAAACAAGAAAAACTGTCAGAACAAGTGCAAATGCTGTATTCATTGTGCACATCCTTTTTGTATCGGACGTAAACGGGCCAGCATTGAAAGAATGCATATTTTATTTAATAACTCCCGTTCGTGTTTTCTCTTGTTAATGGCATCTTCAGTAAATACAGGGTTACTGATAGTGACACCAATTTCAAAACAACCTTCAGACGTATTAACGTTTGGTAATAACGTTTTCATTATCGCGCCCTCAACAATGAGTTTTGTGATGCGGTGCCTGGTGCCTCCAGGTGACGTTAACCAGTTAACAATTAACGCCGGATACAGAGAATCCACCCATAACACTGTTTTTGGTTTTAACTGTTCCGCGTGCGCTTAGCCGCATTCACCGCATCACAAAATTCACTTTAAAAAGGGCGGCAGAGCAGTCACGGAGTAAAACTGATACCGCCAAACGTCACCAGAAAATTGATAACAGAGGGCGTTGCAGCGGGGTTGTCACTTAAGCGTATGGTCAACCTGACAACCCGGTGTCCTCAACGGGGGAAGGAATAACCCCGCCATACTTACCGCCGCGCCATTTCGCGGATTGCCACAACCGGAAGCGCACGGTCGACGAAAATTTAACGACAGGCTATCTATGAACCAGCTACCTCGCCGAGCGCTTTCGCGTTATGGTCTGACTTTTCAGGGAAATATCCTTTCAGTAAACTGTCAGTGCCGGATGCTCACCCGTGTCCGGCGCACGCACTCCACCTCACCCGTGGAGAACTCCTTAATCACCAACCCTCAGGAGGGTGAAATGTCGACTGAAAATGATGAAATCATTAACTCCCTGATACGCCAGATTAATAATTTTGATAAAGCATTGCAGCATGCTGCGGCGCGTAGTGATATAACTCTTTTAGCAATTTCATTTCTTGCATCTGTTATGGATAAAAATGAAGTCGTACGACAGAGTCTTGTTGATTATATCGACTCGCTTCAACCCGGCACTTTCAATCATGAGAGCTTCAATCATGAGAAAGAGCATGTTAAGTCTGTAATTAATTCTCTTATTTTGAATCAAAAGAATTAATGCTTTTTGTTGCAAAGTAATTTTCAAGGGGTTCTATTCGAATCCCTTTCGTTTTCATTAACAAGCCAAACCCCTTATCAATGATGTCCATTAGATCCAGGAAGTATTTTTCATGTAAATCCTGGTTATCAGAGAGCAGCTTCTCTTCGTACAGACCGATAAAGGCACGACGCACGTTACCGGATATAGTATCGATGGTTTCTTTTTCTACGGTACTCAGGTCAAGAGTCGCCAGTTGGGAACGAACTATATTCGCTGCCATTTCCTGGAATGGCATTGGTAAATCTTTAAATTCCATTATTAGCCTCGTTGGTTAGCTATTAACGTGGGTATGTAACCATTCTGGCAATGCTTAATGCCGCTGCTTTTTTCCAGCCTGGTGATATCCTGCTCCAGAGCGGACAGATTTTCAGCCTGCTTAGCTCTGGCTTCATTAGCCCATTTCAGATCCTGCGCTGCATTAATTTTCTGGCGCATCCACTCATAAAGTTCATCATCGGTATAGTCTGGCGCGATGATGACGGGTTCTCGTTTCTGCATACTGATTCCTCGCGGTGCTGTTTCGCTTATCAGCCGTTAGATTTTGCCGAACTGGAAAGCGCCTGTTTAAATTCGTTGAAGCTGTGAGCTTCTTCGCCTTCGGCAAGGCCTTCGAAGTATTCTTCGTAAGCCTTTTCCATGATTGTGTCAAAATCCATATCACTCACCTGAGTTTCTTTCCAGCCAGCGACGGGCACCATTTTCGGTTTTAAACGTTTTGCTTTTTGTATACGTCATTGCGGTGAAGGTGCCGTCCTGGTTTGGAAACACGCCGTACACCAGAGATTCGTTGTTGCCAAGCTCGATAGTATCCATGCTGACCTCATTTCCCCTTAACGCCGGGGTAGCGGAACAAAAACCTGCTGCATAGTTATTAAAGTTGAACCCTGCCGTCATGTTCTTACGCCTCGGGCTGGCTACTTAACCCCTGACCACTGCCTGGTAACTCGAAGTATTGCCCTGCATTCTGTAGGATGGGGTGAGGGAATGAATGAAGTTTAGAAAAACGAACTTTTCAGGTCAATGTTTTTTTATCAAAACATTTTAAGCAGGCAGCTGTTAAGCCATCACCACGATGGCATACAGTTAATCAAATAGATGAGGTTGGTTAAATATCTTGTTGAATTTTAAAGCATACGCCCAATATGCAAGATAGATCATCCAGCATAATTGAAGGGTAGCGAGGATTCGTGGGGACTAAAAGAATATCCGGCCCTTCTATCTCCAGTTTACGAATGACAGGTGTTGTGGTCCCTTTGGGTAAGGCAAGGACAATATTTCCTGGTTGTACGGTTCGATCGGGATCAACAAAAACTGTTGAACCATTTGGGATGGAAACTCCCCCACCAGATGTTGACATACTGTCACTCTCTAGAACAACTGCAAAGGTATTGACCGGGATTTCTCCGACAAGCTGCACACAAGAGGTTATTGAGGAATTTTTCATATAATCACTCCAGCTTGCTGCCTGCTGAAGTGATAGTAGCGGAACCGTTTTTATCGGCGGTAAAGATAGATCAAGCGAATCACCTGTATTTAACTCTCCTCCATTAAGAAGCCAATTTTCGTTTACTTTCAATATTTTTGCCAGTGAACTTATGTAACGCGAGGACGGCGCTCCTCCACCGTTCATCCATTGACTTACGGAGCCTTTTGATGCGCCAGTGCCATTGACAAGGTCTTTGCCTTTCAGGTTTAGCGCATGCATACGTTGGGTTATGCGTTCAGATATAGTTTGCTTGCTCATGTTTTGATTTTAAAACACAGATGGTTTTGTTTCTTGACTTTCTTTGGTTTTGATTATTAAACTTTTGACGTTCAGTTTTATGGAGCGACTCATGAAAAAATCAGAAGTATTAGGCTATTTTGGCGGAGTTGTTAAAACAGCCGCAGCTCTAGGAACGTCAAAAACCACAGTCAGCATGTGGGGGGAAGAGGTTCCGTGGAAATGGGCGTTGCTAATTCAGGCAGTCACTGCCGGGGCGCTCAAATATGAGTTACACATACCGACGGTTGTCATTCCCGGTTCTGATCATAATCCGCCTTCTAACCAAGGGGGGATTCATGAAAATCAAGCATGAACACATCCGCATGGCGATGAATGCCTGGGCGCATCCGGACGGTGAAAAAGTTCCGGCAGCTGAAATAACCCGGGCTTATTTTGAGCTTGGTATGACGTTCCCGGAATTATATGACGACAGCCATCCGGAAGCCCTGGCTCGCAATACCCAGAAAATTTTCCGCTGGGTAGAGAAAGACACCCCTGATGCAGTTGAAAAAATTCAGGCGTTGTTACCAGCGATCGAAAAGGCAATGCCACCTTTGCTGGTGGCCAGAATGCGCAGCCACAGTTCAGCTTATTTTCGGGAGCTGGTGGAGACGCGGGAGCGACTGGTGAGAGACGCTGATGATTTTGTCGCAGTGGCAATCGCCGGTTTCAATCAGATGAACCGTGGTGGCCCGGCAGGAAATGCTGTGGCAGTACATTGACTGACAATAGCCATATCGAATCGCTTCCGGCAACTCGTGAGTAAAAAGATTCGGTATCAGAAGAGGTGAGTATGGCTAACGCCTGGCTCAGATTATGGCATGACATGCCAAATGACCCTAAGTGGCGAACAATTGCCAGGGTGTCAGGGCAGCCAATTGCAACAGTGATGGCAGTGTATATCCACCTTCTGGTGAGCGCGTCACGAAATGTCACGACATGTCACGGCGTGTCACTACGTGGTCACATTGATGTCACGACGGAAGATTTAGCAAGTGCGCTTGATGTGACGGAAGAAGTAATTGATTCAATTTTACAGGCAATGCAGGGGCGGGTACTTGATGGTGATTTAATCACTGGATGGGAAAAACGCCAGGTGCTGAAAGAGGACAACGGCAATATTTCGCAAACCGCAAAATCTCCGGCAGAGCGCAAGAGGGCGCAGCGAGAGAGGGAAAAATTACGAAAACAGAATGAGGGGTGTCACGACGAGTCACGCATATGTCACGACATGTCACGACGAGTCACGACAGATAAAGATACAGATAAAGAATTAAACCCCACACATAACGCGCACGTGCGCGAGAGTGCTCCGACCAGTGAGTCGAGTGGTACGCCGTTGCAGGCAGCAGAACCTGCATCCCTGGATGGACTGAGCGAACCCATCGGGAAATTTCCGATGGTCGATGACTGGCATCCGTCGCCGGATTTTCGACGACGGGCTGCGTTGTGGGGGATGGCTTTGCCGGAGCCGGAATTTACACCTGCTGAACTTGCCGCTTTCCGGGACTACTGGGCAGCGGAGGGGAAAGTTTTCACGCAGGTTCAGTGGGAGCAGAAATTCGCCCGTCACGTAAATCACGTCAGGGCGCAGGTTAAGCCAGTCAGCAAGGGGGTAAACCATGCAGCAGCACCAGGTGGCACCGCATCACGGGCAGTTCAGGAAATTCGGGCAGCACGTGAGCAGTGGGAACGTGAAAACGGATTTATCAGCGACGGAAACGGTCTGGAAGCTGTGGGAACTCATGGGGGAGGTTTATTCGAACCGCTGGACCCAGAAGAACGGGGCCGCACCTTCGAAGCTCTGGATTGCACAGATTGGCGCGATGACTGAGCAGCAAATCCGACAGGTCTGCCGCCAGTGCATGGACCGCTGCCGGGCGGGTGAAACATGGCCTCCGGACCTGGCTGAGTTTGTGGCGCTGATTTCAGAAAGCGGGGCCAATCCATTTGGCCTGACGGTGGATGCTGTGATGGAGGAGTACCGCCGCTGGCGTGATGAGTCCTGGCGATATGACGGAAGCGACAAATATCCGTGGCCTCAGCCTGTGCTGTACCACATCTGCCTCGAAATGCGTACCAGAGGGATTGAGCGCCAGATGACGCAGGGTGAGTTAAAACGACTTGCGGAACGGCAACTGACGAAATGGGCAAAGCATGTTGGTAACGGGATGAGTGTTCCGCCAGTGCGACGACAACTGGAAGGGGCGAAACACCCGCAAGGGCCAACGCCAATTGAACGGCTGAAACAGGAATACGAACGCCGGAAGGCAGCTGGTTTTATTTGAATCTGAGAAACGATTTTGTCGGAGGAAATTTTAATGGAAACCGTATTTGACGCACTGAAAGCAATGGGAAAAGCCACATCGGTAGAACTGGCCGCGCGACTTGATATCAGTCGTGAAGAGGTTCTCAACGAGCTGTGGGAACTCAAAAGAAATGGCGTCGTTGATAAAACTGGTCACACCTGGTTTCTGGCTGGCGAAGGTGAATCCCGGGTAACCGAAGAGCGGCCAGTAAAATCTGAAGCACAGGATATGCTGACCGGGGAGGTCGAACAAAAAGTTACCGCAGACATGATGATTGAGTTTATCGGTCAGGATGGTGCTAAAACGTGTGAGGAACTGGCGGGTAAGTTCGGCGTCAGTACTCGCAAGGTTGCCTCCACGCTGGCGGTGGTAACCGCAACGGGGCGGCTGGCACGCGTTAATCAGAACGGTAAATTTCGTTACTGCATGCCGGGCGATAATTTACCAGCAGAGCCGAAAGCCGCGCTGGTAACGGAAAGTGATGGTAAGGCCTTTCCTCAGCCAGCAGGTGCTGCGTTACCAGTCCGGGAAGCCGCAACACAGGAAGAAATTAAAACAGAAACTGTGGCGGACATTGTGCAGCCGTTGCCATCGTTTACCGAAACGCAAGCAGATGAGCTGATTTTTCCGTCCCTTCGCAGGGCAAACCTGGCGCTGCGCAGGGCGAAAAGTGATGTTCAGAAGTGGGAGCGAGTCTGCGCCGCGCTGCGGGAGGTGAACAAGCACCGGGATATTGTTCGACAGATTACTGATTCTTCCCGCCGTGTTGTATCGGAAAAGTGATTGCCGGAGGGCTTGTGGCAAAAGTTTTTACACAAGAAGAGCGGGAAAAAATTAAAGGACAGGTTCTTGAACTCGTACGCCAGAGTGGGCGCGAGACGTTACGACAACTGGAAGCTAAAACTGGTGTCAGTAAGACCGCTATTCGTCGTTTATCTGGTGCGCTTGCGGCCAGTGGTGATGTCTGGCTCTCTGGTTGCGGGGTATTTCCATCAGAGCAGGCGTATCGCGTATGGCGTAAGACACCGGAGAAGGCTGCTGACCCGACACTGATTCGAAAGTTACCTGACGGAGAAATACGTCGCTACGACAGTCGCCTAAACATAATCTGTCGCGAGTGCCGGAAGAGTGAAGCTATGCAGCGTGTACTGGCTTTCTATCAGGGTAATTTTCAGGAGGCGGTACTGTGAGTGAATTTAGCTATCAGGCTTCAATTACCGCTGGCATTCGCATCAAAGGAGAGGAGCATGGAAATAAAACCAGAGGATGAGTTAAGCAATATCGTTTTATTTCCGGTAAAAGAGGATGACCCTCGTAATCAGGTTAATTTTCTTTATGAGCCATCGGAAAGACCATATTGTCATCACGCCTCTGTCCGGGTTGACGAAAAAGAGCGTCAGGTCCGCTGTAAAATCTGCGGTGCAGTTGTGGAGCCATTTGACTGGATGCTCTCTGTGGCGAAAAGAGAAACCAGACTGGCAGATGATGTAAGGCTCTTGCGTCAGGAGGAGCGGGAAAGGCGAAAAAATATAGAAAAGCTAATTCAGATTGAGCGTAACGCGAAAGCGCGGATACGCAGGGCGACAAAATCCAGAACTGAATAATTAAATTTAGCTCTGTTAAAAATTTAATCCTTAACCGGAGGGATTTCTGCACCCTCAGAACATCAGGAGGCCGCCCGAAAGGGCGGTAGTTAAATGCGAAAGTTTAAAATAATTATTGAAACGGGAATAGCCGGTGGAGATTTCGAGGATGAATTCGAAGTGGATGATGATGCGACGCCTGATGAAATACATGACGAAGCAAAAGATATTTTCTTTAACTACTGCAATTACTCATATCACGAAATAAAAGACAAAGAGGAAGAACAAAATGGCTGATTTTGGTTCAACTAAATACAACGTCAGTTTTGAAGAATGGCATGAACTGTTAATGGACTATGCAGAGTTACGTGGTGGCAGTGCTGCTGATGCTGAAGCATGGCGTGATGATTATGAAGCAGGAAAAACTCCGGTCGAAGCATATTGTGATGAGTGGGGCGATGAATGAGCGAGGTTAATTATCAGGAAGGGCATGAAACGGCGGGGCAAGCAAAAACAGTGGCATGGCGATATCGCTACGTGAAAAAAAAGGCGTTACGGACTTTCAGGGGAAGTAGTGGTCTGGTGACTGGAAATATGTACCGAAAAAAGAGGATTGTAACGACAGGCCGAACTATGAAATTCAGGCCTTATTCACTGCCCCGCCAGTCCCGGTTACATCAGAAGAACTGGTTAAAGCTGTGCACTTTTATGAACAACTAAAACGCGAAAATCCACCAGCATCCGGAAACCTGATTACAGATTCCCAGATAAGGCAATGAGCTACCTGGCGCAGAACGGGCTGATAAGTATGGGGAATGTTTTACGATGAATATTTAGACTAAAGAGTTTGTAACGCTATGTAAGTGATTTTTTCTGGTTTAGATATTTATATGTCCGGCCAAACTGAGGTGTGTTTAAATGTAATTGCACATTGATTGTAGGAGGAATAATGAAAAACGCATTGCAGTTTTTGTTTGTTGCGTTCTGGTTGTTCGTATCATGTATGCCCATCATCTTCACAGCAAGGTATATGGAAAAAGTTGATGTTTTGATATTAATATTTGGATATATAAATGCCCTTTTTTTAGGGGTGTTCATGGCGGTCATGTGCATTGAATACTGGCGGTAAATACAGCGAACGCCATTGGTTTAGTTGGATATTTACTGTGCCGGACAAAAACGGTTTGCGGGGAAATCTTAGTTAAGTAGAATGACTGCGGGTGCTTGAGGCTATCTGTCTCAGGCATGAACACCAAAAGGCAGATAGAGAAAAGCCCCAGTTAACATTACGCGTCCTGCAAGACGCTTAACATTAATCTGAGGCCATATCTATGCGACACATAGAGATTAGCCTCTTACGGACCGAAAGGTCAAGGAGAAGCAGGCTATGAAGCAGCAAAAGGCGATGTTAATCGCCCTGATCGTCATCTGTTTAACCGTCATAGTGACGGCACTGGTAACGAGGAAAGACCTCTGCGAGGTACGAATCCGAACCGGCCAGACGGAGGTCGCTGTCTTCACAGCTTACGAACCTGAGGAGTAAGAGACCTGGCGGGGGAGAAATCCCTCGCCACCTCTGATGTGTCAGGCATCCTCAACGCACCCGCACTTAACCCGCTTCGGCGGGTTTTGTTTTTTCCTGGCATTCTGGTTTACAATTCGCACGTCAGCCTGAACACCTGACACCTGCTGCGCCAGCAGAGAAAACAGATGGCGCACAAAACCAAATTTCACAATTCTGATACCGACCTTGCCATCCGGCATGAGCGGCGTTCACACGCATTTAAAACCGACTGGTACCAACACCCACCATGTACTGAAGAACAGGCCGAATGGCTGATTCATTCTTACCGCAGGCGCGGGTTCGAGGTTAAGAAAGCTCTCAGTCTCGACTATCGGCACTGGATAATCTCTGTCAGGCTGCCTTATTCCGAACGCCCACCACGTCCGTCCCGCACTTTCCAGCAACGGATCTGGAGGTAACGTGCGGGTATTACTTAGACCTGTTCTGGTGCCTGAGCTTGGGCTGGTGGTCCTTAAGCCGGGCCGTGAATCCATACAGATATTTCATAATCCTCGAGTGCTGGTGGAGCCGGAACCGAAAAGCATGTGCGGCCTGCCATCCGGAGTCGTCCCTGCCGTTCGCCAGCCGCTGGCGGAGGATAAATCATTACTGCCATTTTTCAGCAATGAGCGTGTGATTCGTGCTGCTGGCGGCGCTGGTGCACTGTCTGACTGGCTGTTGCGCCATATTAAATCCTGCCAGTGGCCACACGGTGATTATCACCACAGTGAAACCGTCATTCACCGTTATGGTACCGGCGCAATGGTGTTGTGCTGGCACTGCGACAACCAGTTGTGTGACCAGACCTCAGAATCACTTGAGCAACTTGCTCACCAAAACTTGTCAGCATGGATGATTGACGTCATCCGTCACGCAATCAGCGGTACGCAGGAGAGGGAGTTATCGCTGGCCGAATTATCCTGGTGGGCGGTCTGCAATCAGGTGGCTGATGCGCTTCCGGAGTCTGTATTGTGTCGTTCACTGGGATTACCGGTGGAAAAAATCCGCTCCGTATACCGTGAGAGTGACATCGTACCGGGAGAACAGACTGCCACCAGCATACTGAAGCAGCGCACAAAAAATATTGCGCTGCCACTTCACGTCCACCAGCAACAGCCCCCACTCCAGGAAAAGACGTTAGTAAGCATCGCCGTTGATCCGGAGTCTCCGGCTCAGTATCTCCAGCGCCAGAAACCACAACGGGAAGAGATGCCTGTATACACGCGCTGGGTAAAAACGCAGAAATGCATGACGTGCGGTAATCAGGCAGATGATCCGCATCACATCATTGATCATGGCCTGGGAGGTATGGGAACAAAGGCTGATGATTTGTTTGTTATTCCGCTGTGCCGTAAATGTCATAACGAACTGCACGCCGGGGTAAAAGATTTTGAAGAAAAACACGGCAGCCAGCTGTTGTTGCTGATTCGTTTTTTAATGCACGCGAGAAATTCGGGTGTCCTGAAGTGGAAAGCATGAATGACTGAACGCATAGAATTTGTTTTGCCTTACCCGCCGACGGTGAATACCTACTGGCGACGTCATGGCAATACGTATTTCATCTCGGAGGCCGGAAAGCGTTATCGCCGTGATGTGGCGCTAATTGTTCGCCAGCAGCGGCTGAAATTAAACCTGTCCGGAAGGCTGGCGATAAAGGTGATTGCAGAGCCACCGGATAAGCGTCGTCGCGACCTGGACAATATCCTGAAAGCACCGCTGGATGCGCTGACGCATGCGGGAGTGTTAATGGACGATGAGCAGTTTGATGAAATCAATATCGTTCGTGGTCAGCCAGTATCTGGTGGACGTCTGGGGGTGAAGATTTACCCCATAATGCATTAAGAGCAGGTCAAAAAATGAAACTGGAAGATTTACCGAAATACTACTCCCCAAAATCCCCTGGCCTGACCGATGCATCGGCCTCAACGTCAAAAGATGCGCTGAGTATCACTGATGTGATGGCCGCGCAGGGCATGACACAGAATCGGGCTGAGATGGGTTTTTCTGCGTTCCTGGGGAAAATGGGCATCAGTATGAATGACAGGGCGCGGGCAACAGAATTACTGGCAGATTATGCACTCAGTCGGTGCGATCGTGTGGCGGCGTTGAGAAAACTTCCGGCAGAAATAAAACCGGTAGTGATGCGCATTATGGCTTCGTACGCTTTTGAGGATTATGCCCGCAGCGCAGCGAGTAAAAAGCAGTGCCCTTGTTGCTATGGGGAAAAATTTATTGAAAGCGTAGTTTTTACAAACAAGGTCCAGTATCCGGATGGTAAGCCGCCGGTATGGGCAAAGTGTACGAAAGGTGTGTATTCGTCTTACTGGGAAGAATGGAAAAAAGTCAGGGAGGTGGTAAAAGTTGCCTGTCCGGAGTGTGGCGGAAAGGGTGAGGTTTCCACCGCCTGTAAGGATTGCCGTGGGCGTGGTGTCGCCATTCATCGTGAAGAGTCGGTAAAACGTGGTATGCCTGTTATCAGAGACTGCCAGCGTTGTGGTGGTCGTGGCTATGAAAGACTACCATCAACGGAGGCATTTAATGCTATATGCGAGGTGACAAACCAGATAACACGCGCGTCATGGGAAAAAACAGTTAAGAAATTCTATGATGCGCTGGTGACCCGGTTTGATATTGAAGAAGCATGGGCTGAGCGGCAGTTAAAAAAGGTAACTAGGTAACAAGGTTGATTTTTCCGGAATCTGTGGTAAATTCGTCATAACAATGGGCTTTTTATGCCTGGCGTTAGAAGAGTTTCTACAACCCGCCGCCGAGCGGGTTTTTTATTGCGGAATTAATTACGGACCGTTATTATTCTGCTCCCGGCCCTTTAGCTCAGTGGTGAGAGCGAGCGACTCATAATCGCCAGGTCGCTGGTTCAAATCCAGCAAGGGCCACCATCACAAACCGCCATTAGCTTATCAGGAAGAGCAGACGACACGATAACAGGGTTGTTGGTGCGGGGGCGGGTCCCCGATGGCGGTCCATTATCGGTATTCAGCGTTGTTAGCTCAGCCGGACAGAGCAATTGCCTTCTAAGCAATCGGTCACTGGTTCGAATCCAGTACAGCGCGCTATATTCATTCTTCCAGATTCCTTCCGGCAGAGCCTTATACTGAAATATACCTGGCTCAGGATATTGTTGAAAATATTTTATGTTTGTCAAAAATAAAAGTTCTGTTAAGTATTGATTGAGTGTTTGTTATACGGTCTAATGGTTTTTTCAGCATTAAATATTTATCATTCATATGGTGTGGGTAGAGTGAATATTGATGAGGCGTCGGGGTGTTTCATCCTTAGGCAGCGTATTGATATAGTCAATGCAGGACGAGCAAAGGCCTTCAGCCGTTTGACAGTTTTGTTCTGTACTCCTGATCGTCTTTCGGGAAGAGACGTTATTATTCTGAATAGTGATGCTATACAGAGGGTTTGCGATGAGTTCATGGTTGCTAATTCAGAATTATTTGCTCTTGTTCAGGAGTACAACAGAATAGCCAGTACCTGTGGTATGGATGAACTTCGGATTACTCATCTGGGGTAGATACATATCTGGATTATCACTTGTTACGGTAAAAAGTGATTGCTTACTGTTTTTGTGAGTGGCATTGCAGCAGCCGGATAATGTCAGTGCTGGCTGACGGTGTGCTGGTGGCGGGTGTGGTGGTTGTTGCTTTCCCGTTGCTGAAAAAGAAAACGCCAGACTGTTAGCCGGGTATCAGTTAGCGGGAGAAATTTTTAAATACTTCACAATTCAGGCGGTTGACTGTTGTCTGGTTTGCGGGGAGTTTGTTAAAAGAAACTGGCATGGTGAATCCCCCTGTGCGGAGGGGCAATCAGCGAGTAGGTATATGGGATAATCGCGGATTCAGGTGCTGGTACTGAATTCACCGGGAGGCACCCGGCACCATGCAATGGCACATAGCGCCACTCTCCAGCCCCTCTCCGGAGGGGCTGTTTATATTGATTTTGTCAGATGTGAGTAAACTCCTTATGGACTTTGTTGTTTTAGTCCATAAGGACATATTTGCAGAGTGCAACGGTTATTAAAGCATTCATTCAATACGTTATCTGTATTTGTAGGACATTCCTGGCTGTTTTTGATTAAATTCCAGAATGTTTTATTGAATGGTGCTACGTTGTAAATGGTTACAGGTAGCACTTTGTTATTGAGCATGATACCTGTGTGAGTCAGTGTAAATATACTTTCAGGAGGTAAGAAAGCATCCGATTGATACCAGATTATTAATTTTATTTTACTCCATATGACTGAAAAAGATATTCCGCATGATGGCTGGATAACTGTATCAATCACAATCCACTTCATTTAGTTTCCTTGTTTATGTCTTGCTGGTGATGTTCTGAAAAGTATAAATGATATTTTTGAATGTAAACCATAGAGCAGAATTATTTTTCTGATGTTGTTTATTGTTTATTTAAATGCAGGGTGGTTTATATCTCGTCTTGTAGTTTATCCATGCATATCTGCTTGATGATGAGGTTTTTATTTAAGGTATGGTTTTGTGTTTTTTCTGTATTACATGTCAGGTATTTTAAAGAATTATTTTTCAGATGGTGGAAAGAACCATGGCATTTAAACACTATGATGTTGTCAGGGCGGCATCGCCGTCAGACCTTGCGAAACGACTGACACAAAAACTGAAGGAGGGGTGGCAGCCATTTGGCAGTCCGGTGGCCATCACGCCTTATACCCTGATGCAGGCCATTGCGGCGGAAGGTGATGTCACCACACCTGTGGTGGTGAAGCCGTCGGATGGAGAAGGCGCAGTTATCAGCACCACCAGCAACCCGGAGTATTACTTTGTTGTTGCCCTGGCCGGGCAGTCAAACGGTATGGCGTATGGTGAAGGGCTTCCGCTGCCGGAGACATATGACCGTCCGGACCCGCGTATTAAACAGCTGGCGCGTCGCAGCACTGTCACGCCGGGTGGTGCGTTCTGTAACTACAATGACATTATTCCTGCGGACCACTGCCTGCATGATGTTCAGGATTTGAGTAAGTTTTCACACCCGAAAGCCAGTGCAGCTCAGTATGGATGCGTGGGGCAGGGATTACATATCGCGAAGAAATTGTTGCCGTTTATTCCGGCGAATGCCGGTATTCTTCTGGTTCCGTGCTGCCGTGGTGGTTCTGCATTTTTGGCGGGCGATGAAGGTACCTTCAGCGAATCCACCGGCGCAAGCGAGACCTCGGCACGCTGGGGTGTAGATAAGCCACTGTACAAGGACCTGCTTACCCGTACTCAGGCCGCACTGAAGGCCAACCCTAAAAATATTCTGCTTGCAGTGGTCTGGATGCAGGGCGAGTTTGATTTGAAACAGGGTGCATACGCCACTCAGCCGGGGCTGTTTGATTCCATGGTGGAAAAATATCGTTCTGACCTGTCGGAATTCGGAGGTCAGTGTCTCGGGGGCTCTCCGTCATCGGTTCCCTGGATTTGTGGCGACACGACCTACTACTGGAAGCAGACTTATTCTTCGCAATACGATGCGGTGTATGGTGCATACAAGACGAAATCCGCAAAAAAAATCTTCTTTGTGCCGTTTATGACGGATGAAAACGGGCGAAATGTGGGTACCAACGAGCCGTCAGAAGATCCGGATGTTGCGGATATTGGGTATTACGGAGCCGGTGGTCGAACGGACGCCAAAACCTGGACGACGGCTGACCGTAAAACGCATTTTGGATCATGGGCACGTCGTGGGATTATTTCCGACCGTCTGGCAACGGCGATTCTTGTGCATGCCGGGAGAAACGCTGAATTCATTACCGGAAAACAGCCTGATACGGTGAAGCCCACCGGACCTTCCGGTGAAGGTACGGAGAGAGAGCCGGAAGCCCCGGTCAGTAACCGAACCCTGATGAGTCTGCTGGCGTCCGGCGAAGACCTGGCATCACAGGGCTGGCGCTATTATCACAAACCGGCGAGCGGAGACAATGTTAACAAAAACATTGCTGAAGCGGTGGTCAGTGATGCGGGGGCTACGGGAGGTAAGGCCCTGCAACTGAATAAACCGGAAAACCACATCTGGTTTCTGGAGCATGATGCAGCCGGACAGGGAGTGGAGTTACTGAAGAAGGGGGGACGTGTGAGCGTACGGTTTAAGTTGCCGGGTTCACTGGTGCCGAATCAGTTTGCCCTGGGCATTTACTGGCAGTTGTCGTCCCTGCCGGAGGGAGTGACGCTGGCAGAGGAAGGCAACGACATGCTGATGTCCTTCTTTCTGCAGACGGATGCGACGAACCTGAACGCGATGCACCACAAGAAGCCGAATGCGAAGCTGGAAACGTTCGGGGTCTTTGATAACGGATGGCACACACTGGCTTTTGAGTTTGCCGGAAACAACAGCATTCAGGTGACGCCGGTACTGGATGAGAAACGGGGGACGCCGTTCACACTGGTGAAATCTCCGGCATCAGGGGCGGCGGACAAACTGCAACTGACAGGCATATCAAAGGCGGCGACATATACGCTGCTGATTGACAGTGTGAAGGTGGAAGTGAACAACGCGGACATCGCGGCATGATAAAAAAAGCCGCCAGCGGCAGGAATGGAAGCTGGCGGAGGTAATCCCAATGGAGAATGTAAAGAAAAGATGCTTTCGACATCAATCATTTCTAAATGAAAACAGTTCTCATTGTCAACCATAACGGTAAGAAATTATGACATTTATTCATCAGGTAATGCTGTACTTCTGTATGGCAGTCTGTGTTATGTATCTTCTTTCGGGTGGGTACAGGGCAGTGCGCGATTTCTGGCGCAGGCAGATTGATAAAAGGGCCGCTGAGAGAATCAGCGCCAGTCAGTCAGCCGGAAGCAAACCCGAAGATCCGCTCATTCCGTAGTCACTTTCTTGACAACACCTTTCAACGAGAAAATCCCATGTCAGAAATCACATCCCTGGTCACTGCTGAGGCAGTGAAGGAAGTCCTGCGCTCTGAAGAAGTCCTGAGCGCACTGAAACAGAAACTCCGCCAGAACCTTGAGTCGCGTCTTGATGCAGAAGTGGATGCCATTCTGGATGAGCTGCTGGGCGTACCAGCGGTTCCGGAGCCGGAAGGTATCGCGGGTGACGGGAGTGCTTCAGATGGCGGTGAACCCACACCTGACAGCGACATGATGATGTAAGCCTGCGCAAGGGACCATCGGTGTGTGCCGGTGGTCTTTATATTGTTGTGAGCTTCCGGATAACGGGAGACGGGGTATGTACCAGATGGAAAAAATCACAACAGGTGTGTCATACACCACGTCAGCGGTGGGAACGGGCTACTGGTTCCTGCAGTTGCTGGACAGGGTTTCCCCGTCTCAGTGGGCGGCAATAGGCGTGCTGGGGAGTCTGCTGTTTGGGCTGCTGACGTACCTGACTAACCTGTATTTCAAAATCAAAGAGGACCGGCGTAAGGCGGCGCGGGGAGAGTAAAGTGATGAATAAAAAATATGAACTGGTTGTTAAGGGGATAAATAATTACGGGGATAAGGTTACTGTTACTGTGAAGTCGGAAGGTGACGGGCAAGCGTCGCTGTTGTTGCCAGATGTGGCGATTAGTCTTGACCGTACTGAAGGTGCCACGCTGGAGTTTTACGAAGCTGAGGCGAAAAAGCAGGCGAAGCAGTTTTTCATGGATGTTGCTGCCGGGTTATGTGAATGGAACGAACCGTTGCCGGAAAAGCGCCCCGTAATTTTAGAGGCGCAGGATGTGTTGATAACCTACAAAGGAAAGCTACCGGGAAGAATTACTTGTTCTCTGAAGATGCCGCCGTCAACACTGCGGTCAGAAAAAGATGATGTTGAATCACGTATTGAAAAACTGGAGAGCTACGTCGTTGAGCTGAATAAGAAATGGTCGATATTGGTGCCTTCTGGCGATGAAAAGCAGTTTGCTGCGTTTGACGATTATTGTCGGAAAGTGATGAGCAGAAATCTCGCAGAGTGTTTCAGTATTCATAATGATAATTTCAGTGACCCGGAATGGGAGTGTAACCGGCCATCCTTTGTTGTATCCGGTGATGCTGGGAAAATAACCATCTCAGAAAATGGGAAAGTAACACCTCCATCGCACCAGCACAGTGAGGAGCTCATTGAATTTGCCATTGATTACCTGAAGAACAATAAAAAGCAGGGGCTGATGAAGCGCGTTGGCCGTTGCATGGGATATCTTCAGGTAGCCGCTGAGATTGAAGCGCTGGCCAGTGGTGCTGATAAGGATGCAATTGTGCGGGAGGCTCTTCTTCGTGATTTTAATACTCCACCCTTTAAAAAAGTGCCGGCTTACTGGCTTCATCCGGGGCTGACTTATCTTAAAGTGCGTATTTAGTGGGCCAGGGACAGCGGCTGAATATTTAATATATCCATGAACACCAAAATCAAATACGGCCTGTCGGCTGCCGTTCTGGCGCTGATTGCCGCTGGTGCGCCTGCGCCTGACATTCTCGACCAGTTTCTGGATGAAAAGGAAGGCAACCACACCACGGCATACCGTGATGGTGCAGGTATCTGGACCATCTGCCGTGGTGCCATCATGGTGGATGGCAAACCTGTCGTTCCGGGCATGAAGTTGTCGAAGGAAAAATGCGACCAGGTTAACGCCATTGAGCGTGATAAAGCGCTGGCGTGGGTGGAGAAAAACATCAGAGTGCCGCTGACCGAACCCCAGAAAGCGGGGATCGCGTCATTCTGTCCGTACAACATTGGTCCCGGTAAGTGTTTCCCGTCGACGTTTTACAGACGAATTAATGCTGGTGATCGAAAAGGTGCCTGCGAAGCGATTCGCTGGTGGATTAAGGACGGTGGCAGAGACTGCCGTATTCGTTCAAACAACTGTTACGGTCAGGTATCCCGTCGTGACCAGGAGAGCGCGCTGGCGTGCTGGGGTATCGACAGATAAGCAGAATATTTTGCTGAAAAATGAGGAATGGCCACGCGGGCGGATAACACGAAATCCTGCGAACTGGCGAAACGTAAGTGAATAAAAGTAAAAACCCCGTTTGTTGGCACCAAGCGAGGTTTTGTGTTTCTGACCTTGAGTAAGGCAAGGGAGAACATGGCGAAGTGTAAACGAATTCTGTTGAGGTTGACTATGAAAAATGGCCTTGAACTGAAAGCGCCTGTAACTGATGACATCAGCAGAGCACTGGCTTTTGCCATTAAGTGGGTGGCGGTCGGTGTTGCTGTGTCCCCGATGCTGTATGGGCTGGCAAAACTGGTCATTGCGTTGAAATCGTGAAGGGAGGATTAAGCATGTCAGACAAACTCATAACGCTGGCGAAGATCCTCTGTGTAATTGTCGGCATTTCATTTTCACTAATGCTGGTTGCTCTTTTTCTTTCCATGGCCTGGATGATGTTGTCTTCGTCGGGGTTGCTGGGGTGAACATAAACCGAATGCTTTCCGCGTTTATCGTTATTCTGCTGGTGGCCTGTGGTGCGCTGTGGATGGCAACAGACCATTACCGTGATAACGCGATTACCTACAAAGCGCAGCGCGATAACAAAGCCAGTGAACTGAAGCTGGCGAACGCAACCATTACTGATATGCAGGTGCGCCAGCGCGATGTTGCTGCGCTCGATGCAAAATACTCGAGGGAATTAGCCGATGCGAGAGCTGAAAATGAAACTCTTCGCGCTGACGTTGCCGCTGGTCGTAAGCGCCTGCGGATCAACGCCACCTGTCCAGGCTCCGTGCGTGAAGCCCCCACCACCTCCGGCGTGGATAATGCAACCGGCCCCCAACTGGCAGACACCGTTACACGGGATTATTTCACCCTCAGAGAGCGGCTGATGACGATGCACAAGCAACTGGAAGGGGCACAGGACTATATCCGCACTCAGTGCCTGAAATAAGTTTTGTTGATGCGCCGTATCGTCGCTATATTCCCTCATTAACAGAGACCGCAGCCCGACAGGGAGACTCCTCTGCGCGAGTGTGCGGGGATAATTAAAAACGATGCACACCGGGTTTTTACCGCGTTAATGATTCGCGGGTTTATCCCGGTGCGATGGTGGAAGAAACAGGAAGCTGTATTACAGAAAGTGCTACTACTGTATCCCGATGCGATGTATGTAATGTGAGTCAGATAATGGCACAGGATGTGGTGATGTGGCAGTCTGGAACACAGGATATATTGTCAGAATAAGACCCGTAGGAATAAAAATGAAAAGACGCCTTTTACTACTTTTTCTGTTATCTGTCCTGGCAGTGGGATGCTCGCAGCAAAAAGCTGATGAGCCCCGGCAATTAGTGACGGTGTATCCACGATATCCGGAATATGCTGCAGCAAATTATATCAAGGGGCTGGTTGAGGTTAAGTTCGATATTGGTGCTGATGGGACTGTGACACGGATCGTTTTTCTCCGCTCAGAGCCTCATAATTTGTTTCGTGATGAAGTGGTGAAGGCCATGGCGAAATGGCGATTTGAAAAGAATCGCCCCTGTCAGGGAGTGAAGAGACAATTTATCTTTACGCCGTCACGTCCTTGATGCTTCCAGGTAGAGAGGGGCTGGACGCAGGAGAAAAATGAAAGAGCCAGCGGTTATATTTTTGTCATGGCTGACGAGGAATGATGGAAGAAGGCGTTGTATGCCACACAACGCCTCACTGTTCATTTCTTCTTTTTCTCTGGTGGAACCCGATGAATAAGAGTTGCACTGGTTTCCGATGAGATGGCGATATACTCGGGCAAAGTATGCTGGCAGTTTTCCAACTGGTCAAAAATACCTGCTCTCGTCTGTTGCAATGCCTGCAGCATGCGGCGGCAATGCGCCTTGCTTTTACTAACCATCTTTCCTTCCTCTATCAGTCGCTGCGTGAACTCATCATGTAATACCAGGTAAATGCGGATGTTATCGGTTTTGGCTACGCAGCATAGTACAAAACGGACAGGTGCATCCCGGGACGGGGGAGGCGTCACATGTCCCTGTGATGGTTGTTCCGGGTAATGCACTGTGTGGGGCATAAAAATGTCCGATAATTTTACTTTCTACCGCAGTTAGTTGATTCGTTGGTCCTGGTAGCACATTGGGCGAGGATTTAAATGCCAGGCAACTGAAGGATGATGTTGCAAGGGAGATAGCGAGAATATTTCTGATTTTCATTTGATGATGCCTCTGTGTGAAATGACGGTAAACGACGCACTTGTGCCGGCACATAATAGCAAGCACCATAATAGATCAGATTCGATTCTTGCTGTAAGTGATAATTATTCTCGTTTTCGGGTCCTTTCCGTCGATCCAACAGGTTACGGGGCGGCGACCTCGCGGGTTTTCGCTATTTATGAAAATTTTTAGGGAAAAATCAGATCCGTTTTTCTTCTTTTTAACTGATTGATTATCAATAGAATTTTAAAAATATAAAAGGATCTAACAAAGGCTGTTTTTGTTAGAAAACGCCATTTTCAGATCCTTTCTGGTTCCCGGGGGAGTGTATGAACGTCAATAAGAAAAAACTGGCCGATATTTTTGGCGTTGATGTCAGGACCATCACCGCCTGGCAGAGTCAGGGGTTACCACTAGTTTCTGGTGGAGGGAAAGGGACTGAATCAGTTTTTGATACAACTGCTGCCATTCAGTGGTATGCGCAGAGGGAAGCTGATATTAAAAACGAAAAACTCCGTAAAGAGATCGAGGATTTGAGGGCTGCCAGCGAATCAGACCTTCAGCCCGGCACCATTGATTACGAACGTTACCGACTGACGAAGGCACAGGCCGATGCACAGGAGCTGAAAAATGCTCGTGAGGAAGGCCTTGTCCTCGAGACGGAGTTATTTACCTACATCTTTCAGCGAGTGGCACAGAATATATCAGGGATCCTTGTCCGTGTCCCTCAGACACTGCAGCGTAAATACCCTGATATATCACCCGTACATCTTGATGCTGTGAAAACTGAAATCGCGAAAGCATCCGATGTGGCTTCTGAAGCCGGTGAGAATGTGCGCAGGTGGATTGATGATTTCAGACGAACTGAGGGCGGCTAATTCTGCAGGAGCGATAGCAACCGGCCTCCTTGCGCTAAAAATTCCTGTCCCTCTGACGACAGTTCAGTGGGCAGATCGACATTATTACCTTCCGAAAGAGTCATCTTACACCCCGGGGCGGTGGGAAACACTGCCGTTTCAGGTTGCCATCATGAACAGCATGGGGAATGACCGGATCCGCACTGTTAATCTGATTAAATCTGCCCGTGTTGGTTATACAAAGATGTTGCTGGGAGTGGAGGCTTATTTTATTGAGCATAAATCACGCAACAGCCTTCTTTTCCAGCCCACGGATTCTGCTGCTGAAGATTTTATGAAATCTCATGTGGAACCCACGATCAGGGATGTGCCGGTTTTACTCGATCTTGCACCGTGGTTTGGGCGTAAACATCGTGATAATACCCTCACGCTGAAACGTTTTTCATCGGGCGTGGGCTTCTGGTGCCTGGGCGGGGCTGCCGCTAAAAACTACCGTGAAAAATCCGTGGACGTGGTCTGCTATGACGAACTTTCCTCGTTCGAACCGGATGTCGAAAAAGAGGGTTCGCCAACCCTGCTTGGGGATAAACGTATTGAGGGCTCGGTATGGCCAAAATCCATTCGCGGCTCGACGCCTAAAATAAAAGGCTCCTGCCAGATCGAAAAAGCGGCCAACGAGTCGGCGCATTTCATGCGTTTTTATGTGCCCTGCCCACACTGTGGGGAGGAGCAGTATCTGAAATTTGGCGATGAATCCACGCCTTTTGGCCTTAAATGGGAGAAAGACAGCCCCGAAAGCGTTTTCTACCTCTGTGAACATCATGGCTGCGTGATCCATCAGTCTGAGCTTGACCAGAGCAACGGGCGGTGGATCTGTGAAAACACGGGGATGTGGACCCGTGACGGTCTGACGTTTTTCAGCGCCGCGGATAATGAAATTCCGCCGCCGCGCTCCATCACGTTCCATATCTGGACGGCGTACAGTCCGTTCACCACCTGGGTACAGATAGTCTATGACTGGCTGGATGCACTGAAAGATCCCAACGGCCTGAAAACCTTTGTGAACACCACGCTGGGCGAGACCTGGGAAGAGGCCGTGGGCGAAAAACTCGATCACCAGGTACTGATGGATAAGGTCGTGCATTACACGGCGGCGGTGCCAGCCCGGGTGGTTTATCTGACGGCGGGCATTGACTCGCAGCGAAACCGTTTTGAGATGTATGTCTGGGGATGGGCACCGGGAGAGGAAGCTTTTCTGGTGGATAAAATCATCATTATGGGCCGTCCCGATGAGGAAGAGACGCTGTTACGTGTGGATGCGGCGATCAACAAAAAATACTGCCATGCAGACGGAACCGAAATGACCATTTCCCGTGTCTGCTGGGACACCGGGGGGATCGATGGTGAAATTGTCTATCAGAGGTCAAAAAAACACGGTGTTTTCCGGGTGCTGCCGGTAAAAGGTGCATCTGTTTATGGCAAGCCGGTGATCACCATGCCAAAAACCCGCAATCAGCGGGGCGTGTATCTGTGCGAAGTGGGGACGGACACCGCAAAAGAAATTCTCTATGCCCGTATGAAAGCCGATCCCACGCCTGCGGATGAAGCCACGTCGTATGCCATCCGTTTTCCTGATGATCCGGAGATTTTTTCGCAGACAGAGGCGCAGCAACTGGTGGCGGAAGAGCTTGTGGAGAAGTGGGAAAAAGGAAAGATGCGTCTGCTGTGGGATAACAAAAAGCGGCGTAACGAAGCGCTGGACTGCCTGGTGTATGCCTATGCGGCATTACGTGTGTCCGTGCAACGCTGGCAGCTTGATCTGGCTGTACTGGCAAAATCCCGGGAAGAAGAGACGACCCGGCCAACCCTTAAAGAACTGGCAGCGAAGCTGTCCGGAGGAGTGAATGGTTACAGTCGCTGAACTACAGGCGCTGCGTCAGGCGCGCCTTGATTTATTAACCGGTAAACGGGTGGTGTCTGTCCAGAAAGATGGTCGCAGAATTGAATATACGGCGGCCTCTCTGGATGAGCTTAACCGTGCGATCAATGATGCTGAGTTGGTACTGGGGACAACCCGCCGTCGCCGTCGTCCGCTGGGAGTGAGGTTATGAAACGAACGCCTGTCCTGATTGATGTGAACGGCGTTCCGCTTCGGGAGAGCCTCAGCTACAACGGGGGCGGCGCAGGATTTGGCGGGCAAATGGCGGAGTGGTTGCCACCGGCGCAGAGTGCCGATGCGGCCCTGCTGCCCGCGTTGCGTCTGGGGAATGCCCGGGCAGATGATCTGGTGCGCAATAACGGGATAGCGGCCAATGCGGTGGCCCTGCATAAGGATCACATTGTCGGGCATATGTTTCTTATCAGCTACCGCCCGAACTGGCGCTGGCTGGGGATGCGGGAGACCGCGACAAAAAGTTTTGTCGATGAGGTGGAGGCGGCCTGGTCAGAATACGCAGAAGGGATGTTTGGTGAGATCGACGTGGAAGGGAAACGCACGTTTACGGAATTTATCCGTGAAGGTGTGGGCGTTCATGCGTTTAACGGCGAAATCTTTGTGCAGCCGGTCTGGGATACGGAGAGCACGCAACTGTTTCGTACGCGTTTTAAAGCCGTGAGTCCGAAACGGGTGGACACGCCAGGACACGGTATCGGGAACCGTTTTCTGCGGGCCGGTGTGGAGGTTGATCGATATGGCCGTGCCGTTGCGTACCATATCTGTGAGGATGATTTTCCTCGCTCCGGGAGTGGACGATGGGAACGGATCCCGCGTGAACTTCCCACCGGGCGTCCGGCCATGCTGCATATTTTCGAGCCGGTGGAGGACGGGCAGACCCGTGGGGCCAACCAGTTTTACAGCGTCATGGAACGGCTGAAGATGCTCGATTCCCTGCAGGCAACACAGCTTCAGTCGGCCATTGTCAAGGCGATGTATGCAGCGACAATTGAAAGTGAACTGGATACCGAAAAGGCCTTTGAATATATCGCCGGTGCGCCGCAGGGGCAGAAGGATAATCCGCTTATTAATATTCTGGAGAAGTTCTCCAGCTGGTATGACACGAATAACGTGACGCTGGGCGGTGTCAAAATTCCGCACCTTTTCCCTGGTGATGATCTGAAACTACAGACAGCGCAGGATTCAGACAATGGATTTTCTGCGCTTGAACAGGCGCTGCTGCGGTATATCGCCGCCGGTCTTGGCGTTTCCTACGAACAGTTGTCCCGTGATTACTCGAAGGTCAGTTACTCAAGTGCCCGCGCCTCCGCCAATGAGTCGTGGCGCTATTTTATGGGGCGGCGAAAATTTATTGCGTCCCGGCTGGCCACGCAGATGTTTTCCTGCTGGCTGGAAGAGGCACTTCTGCGGGGGATTATCCGTCCGCCACGGGCACGTTTTGATTTTTATCAGGCGCGTTCAGCCTGGTCACGGGCTGAGTGGATTGGTGCCGGAAGAATGGCCATTGACGGGCTCAAGGAGGTTCAGGAATCGGTGATGCGTATTGATTCCGGACTGAGCACGTATGAGAAAGAGCTGGCGCTGATGGGCGAGGATTATCAGGACATTTTCCGCCAGCAGGTCAGGGAATCTGCAGAGCGGGAAAAAGCCGGACTCTCACGTCCGGTGTGGATAGCGCAGGCGTATCAGCAGCAGATAGCGGAGAGTCGCAGGCCGGAAGAGGAGACAACACCACGTGAGACGTAATCTTTCACACATTATTGCAGCAGCATTCAATGAACCGCTGCTTCTGGAGCCCGCCTATGCGCGGGTTTTCTTTTGCGCGCTCGGGCGCGAGATGGGGGCAGCAAGTCTTTCGGTACCGCAACAGCAGGTACAGCTTGATGCTCCCGGGATGCTGGCTGAAACGGACGAGTACATGGCCGGAGGTAAACGACCGGCCCGTGTTTACCGGGTGGTGAACGGTATTGCGGTACTGCCGGTGACCGGCACGCTGGTGCACCGGCTGGGGGGGATGCGGCCATTTTCCGGAATGACTGGCTATGACGGCATTGTCGCCTGTCTTCAGCAGGCAATGGCAGATAGCCAGGTGCGGGGCATACTGCTGGACATTGACAGTCCGGGCGGGCAGGCCGCCGGCGCGTTTGACTGCGTTGACATGATTTACCGCCTCCGGCAGCAGAAGCCGGTCTGGGCACTGTGCAATGACACGGCCTGTTCTGCAGCCATGCTGCTGGCGTCGGCCTGCTCCCGACGGCTGGTTACCCAGACATCCCGTATCGGCTCCATTGGCGTGATGATGAGCCATGTCAGCTATGCCGGTCATCTGGCGCAGGCCGGTGTGGATATCACGCTGATTTATGCCGGGGCGCACAAGGTGGATGGCAATCAGTTTGAAGCGTTGCCGGCAGAGGTTCGCCAGGACATGCAGCAGCGGATTGATGCGGCGCGCCGGATGTTTGCCGAAAAAGTGGCGATGTATACCGGTCTGTCTGTTGATGCCGTCACGGGAACAGAGGCTGCCGTTTTTGAAGGTCAGTCCGGCATTGAGGCCGGGCTGGCGGATGAATTAATCAATGCGTCGGATGCCATCAGTGTGATGGCCACGGCGCTGAACAGTAATGTCAGAGGAGGCACTATGCCGCAATTAACTGCAACGGAAGCCGCCGTGCAGGAGAACCAGCGAGTGATGGGGATCCTGACATGCCAGGAAGCGAAAGGACGTGAACAGCTTGCCACGATGCTGGCAGGGCAACAGGGCATGAGCGTTGAACAGGCCCGGGCGATTCTGGCCGCGGCGGCACCGCAGCAGCCGGTGGCATCCGCACAGAGTGAAGCCGATCGCATTATGGCGTGTGAAGAAGCGAACGGTCGTGAACAACTGGCAGCAACGCTGGCGGCGATGCCGGAGAGGACGGTGGAAAAAGCCCGCCCGATCCTGGCTGCTTCACCGCAGGCGAATGCCGGGCCCTCACTTCGTGATCAGATCATGGCACTGGATGAGGCAAAAGGGGCTGAGGCGCAGGCTGAACAGCTGGCTGCCTGCCCGGGAATGACTGTGGAGAGCGCCCGGGCTGTGCTGGCTGCGGGATCAGGTAAGGCAGAACCGGTCTCTGCATCCACAACCGCCCTGTTTGAACATTTCATGGCGAACCATTCACCGGCTGCGGTCCAGGGGGGCGTGTCACAGGCGTCAGAAGACGGTGATGCGGACGTGAAAATGCTCATGGCCATGCCATGAAGTCAGTGCTGAACATCAATACGAGGTTTTAACAATATGGTGACGAAAACCATCACTGAACAGCGTGCGGAAGTACGTATTTTTGCCGGTAATGATCCGGCTCACACCGCCACAGGCAGCAGCGGGATTTCCTCGGCAACACCGGCACTGACACCCCTGATGCTGGATGGGGCCACCGGGAAACTGGTGGTCTGGGACGGACAGAAAGCCGGTAGTGCGGTTGGCATACTGGTACTGCCGCTTGAAGGCACAGAGGCGGTGCTGACGTATTACAAGTCGGGGACCTTTGCGACGGAGGCAATCCGCTGGCCTGAAAGTGTGGATGAACACAAAAAGGCCAACGCCTTTACCGGCAGTGCCCTGAGTCACGCGGCGCTGCCGTAACACGTTATCAGGCCACCGCGTTGGCCTGACTGATTTCTTAATGAAAGGAACTGATTTATGGGATTGTTTACGACCCGCCAGTTACTCGGTTATACCGAACAAAAAGTGAAATTCCGTGCGCTGTTTCTGGAGCTGTTTTTCCGCCGTACGGTGAATTTCCACACCGAAGAGGTGATGCTGGACAAAATTACCGGAAAAACGCCGGTGGCGGCCTATGTCTCCCCGATCGTTGAAGGAAAAGTGCTTCGCCATCGCGGTGGTGAAACCCGCGTGTTACGTCCGGGCTACGTCAAGCCCAAACACGAATTTAATTACCAGCAGGCGGTTGAGCGCCTTCCTGGTGAAGATCCGGCTCAGCTGAACGACCCGGCCTACCGTCGTCTGCGTATCATTACCGATAACCTCAAACAGGAAGAGCACGCCATTGTCCAGGTGGAAGAAATGCAGGCGGTGAATGCCGTGCTGTATGGCAAATACACCATGGAAGGGGATCAGTTTGATACTGTCGAGGTGGATTTCGGGCGCTCTGAAGGAAATAACATTGAGCAGGCTGACGGTAAAAAATGGTCTGAGCAGGACCGTGATACGTTTGATCCGACGCATGATATTGACCTCTACTGCGATCAGGCCAGCGGCCTTGTGAATATCGCCATTATGGACGGTACGGTCTGGCGTCTGCTGAATGGCTTTAAGCTGTTCCGCGAAAAACTGGATACCCGTCGCGGCTCAAATTCACAACTCGAAACGGCAGTGAAAGACCTGGGGGCGGTGGTGTCCTTCAAGGGGTATTACGGCGATCTGGCCATTGTGGTGGCGAAAACGTCTTATGTGGCAGAGGACGGTACCGAAAAACGTTATCTGCCGGAGGGCACACTGGTCCTGGGGAATACGGCAGCAGAGGGCATTCGTTGCTATGGTGCCATTCAGGATGCGCAGGCGTTGTCCGAAGGTGTGGTGGCCTCTTCCCGTTATCCGAAACACTGGCTGACCGTGGGCGATCCGGCCCGTGAATTCACCATGACGCAGTCCGCACCGCTGATGGTGCTGCCGGATCCGGATGAGTTTGTGGTGGTACAGGTGAAATAATCCGTGAGCGGGGGCGAAATGCCCCCGTGTCTTTTTTCACAGGAGGCTGAGATGGCAACAAAAGAAGAAAATCTGAATCGTCTTCGTCAACTGGCTGGCCTGCTGGGGCGCGAGGCGGATATGTCGGGGAGTGCTGCGGATATTGCTCAACGTGTGTCTGAGTGGGAAGAGGAGCTTGCTGTTTCCCCGGAGGGCATTATGCACTCTGATGAGAGCGGGGCTGATCAAAATCACACAGACGATGGTGAGCAGTTGCACAACACTGATGCTACGGATGATGTTAAAGCGGTCCGTGTGCGGAAATGCCTGCATGTGATGGGGTATTGCCCGGAGACAGGCCGTCCCGTTGAACTGACGTACCGGGGCATGCGTGTTATGGTGCCATCACCACTGGCGACAGCCATGATACAGCACGGAACGGCTGAGCATGCGTGATTTTCAGAATGCCTTTGATGCTGCCCTTGCCGGGGTGGACAGCACGATTGTTGAAGTGATGGGGATCCGTGCGCAGTTCACCTCCGGAGCACAACGTGGCGGCGAAGTTCAGGGGGTTTTTGACGATCCGGAGTCGCTGGGTTTTGCCGGTGGCGGGGTCCGTATTGAAGGAAGCAGCCCGTCATTATTTGTGCGGACGGATACGGTGCGTGCCGTGCGGCGTGGTGACACGCTGACCATTAACGGCGAGATGTTCTGGGTGGATCGTGTTTCTCCGGATGACGGGGGAAGCTGTTATCTCTGGCTCAACCGTGGGCAACCACCCGCTGTTAACCGGCGACGATAAACGCAGGGTGAAATTATGGCGATAAAAGGGCTTGATCAGGCGATTGATAATCTGAGCCGGGTTCGTAAAAACGCCATTCCGGCGGCTTCAGCAATGGCCATTAACCGCGTGGCCACAACGGCGATTAATCAGTCTTCATCACAGGTTGCCCGGGAGACAAAGGTACGCCGGAAACTGGTAAAGGAACGGTCCAGACTGAAACGGGCGACGGTCAGAAATCCGAACGCAAAAATTATCGTTAACCGCGGTGATCTTCCAGTGATTAAGCTGGGGATCAGGATGCTGGGCCGTCGTCCGAACAGCATACTTAAAGCCGGTCAGCATCGGTATCAGCGGGCATTCATTCAGCGATTAAAAAACGGTCGCTGGCATGTCATGCAGCGTGTGGCCGGGAAAAACCGTTACCCTATTGATGTGGTGAAAATCCCGATGGCGGCCCCACTGAAACAGGCGTTTGATGAGAATGTTGACCGTATCCGGCGTGAACGCCTGCCCGGAGAACTGGCATCCGCGCTGAAACAACAACTGAGGATTGCGATAAAACGATGAAACACACTGACATTCGTGCCGCAGTGCTGGATGCACTCGAGCAGCATGAACACGGGGCGACGCTGTTTGATGGTCGCCCCGTTGTTTTTGACGAAGAGGATTTTCCTGCGATCGCGGTTTATCTGACGGATGCAGAGTATACCGGTGAAGAGCTGGATGCAGATACCTGGCGGGCCACGCTGCATATTGAGGTGTTTTTACCGGCACAGGTACCGGATTCAGAGCTTGATCAGTGGATGGAAAGCCGGATTTACCCGGCGATGACCGCGATCCCGGCACTGGCAGGACTGATTACCACGATGGTTACGCAGGGCTATGAGTATCGTCGTGATGACGATATGGCGTTATGGAGTTCTGCAGATCTGACTTATTCCATTACATACGAGATGTGAGGACGATATGGCAACACCAAATCCCCTTGAGCCGGTAAAAGGTGCCGGTACCACTCTGTGGGTTTACAACGGCAAGGCTGATGCTTATGCAAACCCGTTGTCAGACGATGGCTGGCAGCGACTGGCTAAGGTGAAGGATCTGACGCCGGGCGAGATGACGGCTGAACCCTACGATGATAACTACCTGGATGATGAAGACGCGGACTGGACCGCGACCGGGCAGGGACAGAAATCTGCAGGTGATACCAGTTTTACGCTGGCCTGGAAACCGGGAGAGGAAGGCCAGAAAGGGCTTATAGGCTGGTTTGAAAGCGGCGATGTCCGGGCCTATAAAATCCGTTTTCCGAATGGCACGGTGGATGTGTTTCGTGGCTGGGTCAGCAGTATCGGTAAGGCCGTGACGGCGAAAGAAGTGATCACCCGCACGGTGAAAGTCACTAACGTGGGTAAACCTTCTGTAGCGGAAGAACGCAGCAAAATTACGCCGGTCACTGCGATTAAGGTGACGCCGACAGGTACGGTTGAAAAAGGGAAAACAACCACCCTGACCGTTACTGTGGAACCGGAAAATGCAACGGATAAGACATTCAGGGCGATTTCCGCCGATCCATCAAAAGCCACCATTAGCGTGAAAGATATGACGATTACTGTGGCGGGGGTTAAGGATGGAAAAGTCAGCATCCCTGTGATTTCCGGTAATGGTCAGTTTGCTGCGGTGGCTGAAATTACCGTTAATAATGTGCCGGGTGGCTAAAGAGCTGAGAGATAAGCGATGTTCCTGAAAACAGAACAATTTGAATATAACGGTGTATCCGTCACGCTTTCTGAGCTGTCTGCGCTGCAGCGTATTGAGCATCTTGCCCTCCTGAAACGGCGGGCAGAAGAGGCTGAAGCCAGCGGCAACCTGCAGGTGAGTGTGGAAGATCTTGTCAGAACCGGCGCGTTTCTGGTGGCGATGTCCCTGTGGCATAACCATCCACAGAAAACGCAGTCACCGTCAATGAATGAGGCCGTGATGAAGATAGAGCAGGAAGTGCTCACCACCTGGCCTGCCGATGCCATTGCCCGGGCGGAAGACGTGGTGTTGTGCCTGTCCGGGATGATCGAAGCTGTTCGTCCGGATACTGATATTACTGAAGTGGCGAAAAATAACACGCTGACTGATGATGATTTTTCTGCGGGAAAGTCTTCGACGGCGAGCTGAACTTTGCCCTCAGACTGGCGCGTGAGATGGGGAGACCCGACTGGCGCGCCATGCTTGCCGGGATGACATCCACCGAATATGCCGACTGGCACCGTTTTTACCGCACGCATTATTTTCAGGATACCCAGCTGGATATGCATTTTTCCGGGCTGACGTACGCTGTACTCAGCCTGTTTTTTTGCGATCCGGATATGCATCCCTCTGATTTCAGTCTGCTTGTCCCCCGGCATGAGGAAGAGCAGGTGGAGAGGCCGGATGAGGACAAAATGCTGATGCAGAAAGCGGCAGGACTTGCCGGAGGCGTCCGGTTCGGTGGGGACGGAGGGCGCGATATTTTATCGTCTGTGGATGTGGCGGATGTCATGGTGGATGATGCCGCATTAATGATGGCTTCAGCGGGGATTCCGGGAGGTGTGAGATATGTCCCAGCCGGTTGGTGATCTTGTTATTGACCTGAGTCTGGATGCTGTCCGTTTCGATGAGCAGATGAGCCGGGTAAGGCGTCATTTTTCAGGTCTGGATACCGACGCCAGAAAAACCGCCAGTGCTGTTGAACAGGGCCTGAGCCGCCAGGCGCTGGCTGCACAAAAAGCCGGGATTTCCGTCGGGCAGTATAAAGCGGCCATGCGAACCCTGCCCGCACAGTTTACGGATATCGCCACGCAGCTTGCCGGTGGTCAGAATCCCTGGCTGATCCTGCTGCAACAGGGCGGTCAGGTGAAGGACTCCTTCGGCGGGATGATCCCCATGTTCAGGGGGCTTGCCGGTGCGATCACCCTGCCGATGGTCGGGGTCACCTCGCTGGCGGTGGCGACAGGTGCGCTGGTGTACGCCTGGTACCAGGGAGATTCCACGCTTTCAGCGTTTAATAAAACCCTGGTTCTTTCCGGTAATCAGTCCGGACTGACTGCCGATCGCATGCTGACGCTCTCCAGAGCCGGACAGGCCGCAGGGCTGACGTTTAACCAGGCGAGTGAGTCACTGGCAGCCCTGGTGAATGCCGGTGTGCGTGGTGGTGAACAGTTTGATGCCATCAACCAGAGTGTCGCGCGTTTTGCTTCTGCATCCGGTGTGGAGGTGGACAAGGTTGCAGAGGCTTTCGGAAAACTGACCACTGACCCGACGTCGGGGCTGATTGCGATGGCGAAGCAGTTCCATAACGTGACGGCGGAGCAGATTGCGTATGTTGCTCAGTTGCAGCGTTCCGGCGATGAAGCCGGGGCATTGCAGGCGGCGAACGAGGCCGCAACGAAAGGGTTTGATGACCAGACCCGACGCTTGAAAGAGAACATGGGCACGCTGGAAACCTGGGCAGACAGGACAGCACGGGCATTCAAATCCATGTGGGATGCGGTGCTGGATATTGGTCGTCCTGATACCGCGCAGGAGATGCTGATTAAGGCAGAGGCCGCGTTTAAGAAAGCGGACGATATCTGGAATCTGCGCAAGGATGATTATTTTGTTAACGATGAAGCGCGGGCGCGTTACTGGGATGATCGTGAAAAGGCCCGTCTTGCGCTTGAAGCCGCCCGAAAGAAGGCTGAGCAGCAGAGTCAACAGGACAAAAATGCGCAGCAGCAGAGCGATACCGAAGCGTCACGGCTGAAATATACCGAAGAGGCGCAGAAGGCTTACGAACGGCTGCAGACGCCGCTGGAGAAATATACCGCCCGTCAGGAAGAACTGAACAAGGCACTGAAAGACGGGAAAATCCTGCAGGCGGATTACAACACGCTGATGGCGGCGGCGAAAAAGGATTATGAAGCGACGCTGAAAAAGCCGAAACAGTCCGGCGTGAAGGTGTCTGCGGGCGATCGTCAGGAAGACAGTGCTCATGCTGCCCTGCTGACGCTTCAGGCAGAACTCCGGACGCTGGAGAAGCATGCCGGAGCAAATGAGAAAATCAGCCAGCAGCGCCGGGATTTGTGGAAGGCGGAGAGTCAGTTCGCGGTACTGGAGGAGGCGGCGCAACGTCGCCAGCTGTCTGCACAGGAGAAATCCCTGCTGGCGCATAAAGATGAGACGCTGGAGTACAAACGCCAGCTGGCTGCACTTGGCGACAAGGTTACGTATCAGGAGCGCCTGAACGCGCTGGCGCAGCAGGCGGATAAATTCGCACAGCAGCAACGGGCAAAACGGGCCGCCATTGATGCGAAAAGCCGGGGGCTGACTGACCGGCAGGCAGAACGGGAAGCCACGGAACAGCGCCTGAAGGAACAGTATGGCGATAATCCGCTGGCGCTGAATAACGTCATGTCAGAGCAGAAAAAGACCTGGGCGGCTGAAGACCTGCTTCGCGGGAACTGGATGGCAGGCCTCAGGTCCGGCTGGAGTGAGTGGGAAGAGAGTGCCACGGACAGTATGTCGCAGGTAAAAAGTGCAGCCACGCAGACCTTTGACGGTATTGCACAGAATATGGCAGCGATGCTGACCGGCAGCGAACAGAACTGGCGTGGTTTCACCCGTTCTGTGCTGTCCATGCTGACAGAGATTTTTCTGAAGCAGGCGATGGTGGGGATTGTCGGGAGTATCGGCAGCGCTATTGGCGGGGCTGTTGGTGGCGGCGCATCCGCGTCAGGCGGTACAGCCATTCAGGCCGCTGCGGCGAAATTCCATTTTGCAACCGGAGGATTTACGGGAACCGGCGGCAAATATGAGCCAGCGGGGATTGTTCACCGTGGTGAATTTGTCTTCACGAAGGAGGCAACCAGCCGGATTGGTGTCGGCAACCTGTATCGTCTGATGCGCGGGTATGCGGAAGGTGGTTATGTCGGCGGTGCCGGAAGTCCGGCGCAGATGCGGCGGGCCGAAGGTATTAATTTTAATCAGAACAATCACGTGGTGATTCAGAACGACGGTATCAACGGACAGGCGGGGTCGCAGCTGATGAAGGCGGTGTATGACATGGCCCGCAAGGGGGCACAGGATGAACTCCGGCTGCAGTTGCGTGATGGCGGTCTGTTATCAGGGAGCGGTCGATGAAAACCTTTCGCTGGAAAGTGAAGCCGGATATGGAGGTGAACTCGCAGCCATCGGTGCGTGAAGTGCGTTTTGGTGACGGGTACTCACAGCGTATGGCGGCAGGGCTGAATGCTGACCTGAAAACATACAGGGTGACGCTTTCCGTGACCCGGGAGGAGGCCCGGCATCTGGAAGCGTTCCTGGCAGAGCACGGTGGCTGGAAGGCATTTTTGTGGAAGCCACCCTATGCATACCGGCAGATAAAGGTGACCTGTGCCGGGTGGTCTGCGCGGGTCGGGATGTTGCGCGTTGAGTTCAGCGCGGAGTTTAAGCAGGTGGTGAACTGATGCAGGATATTCGCGAAGAAAGTCTGAACGAGTCGGTTAAGTCAGAGCAGTCACCGCGGGTGGTACTCTGGGAAATCGACCTGACGGTACAGGGTGGTGAGCGGTATTTTTTCTGTAATGAGCTGAATGAAAAAGGGGAGCCGGTCACCTGGCAGGGGCGTAAGTATGAGGCATACCCGATTGACGGCAGCGGCTTTGAGATGAACGGCCGGGGCAGCAGTGCCAGACCGTCGCTGACGGTGTCCAATCTGTTCGGTCTGGTCACCGGGATGGCGGAAGACCTGCAGAGTCTGGTGGGGGCCACGGTGGTCCGCCGCCGGGTGTATGCCCGTTTTCTGGATGCGGTGAATTTCGTTGCGGGCAATCCGGAGGCGGACCCGGAGCAGGAGCTGAGTGACCGCTGGGTGGTGGAGCAGATGTCGCAGCTGACAGCCATGACGGCCTCGTTTGTGCTGGCTACACCGACCGAGACGGACGGGGCGCTGTTTCCCGGTCGCATCATGCTGGCGAACACCTGTATGTGGGATTACCGGGGAGATGAATGCGGGTATAACGGTCCTGCGGTGGCGGATGAGTTCGACAACCCCACCACGGATATCCGTAAGGACAGATGCAGCAAGTGCATGCGCGGGTGTGAGATGCGCGGCATGGTGGCTAATTTTGGCGGTTTCCTTTCCATTAACAAACTTTCGCAGTAAATCCAATGACACAGACAGAATCAGCGATTCTGGCGCATGCCCGGCGGTGTGTGCCTGCGGAGTCGTGCGGCTTAGTGGTGAGAACGCCGGAGGGGGAGCGGTATATCCCTTGTGTGAATATCTCTGCAGAGCCGGAGGCGTATTTTCGTATTGCACCGGAAGACTGGCTGCGGGCAGAGATGCAGGGGGAGATTGTGGCACTGGTCCACAGTCATCCCGGTGGGCTGCCCTGGCTGAGCGAGGCTGACCGGCGGCTGCAGATAAAAAGCGCACTGCCCTGGTGGCTGGTCTGCCGGGGTGACATTCACAAATTCCGCTGCGTGCCG